TATAACAATTGGGTTGGGAGTTTTGGTGATAAGTGGATTATTTGACGAGGTAGATTGGGATGAGTAATGACGAATTAGTGAACCGACCAGCCCATTATACTGGGTCGAAAGTAGAGTGCATTTCTGCTATCGAAGCATCGATGAGCGAGGTGCAATTTAAGGGCTTTTTGAAGGGGCAAGTGATGAAGTATTTATGGCGATATGAGCATAAAGGGAATCCACTCCAGGACATCGAGAAGGCGGAGTGGTATTTGAGCAGACTGAGGAAGATGGAGCTGCCGGACGATTACGGCATGGGGAAGAAGACATGATTGAATGGTTGAATCGGTGGATCAATCCACCAGTAGAGACTTTTGTGATTAAGGGCGTTGGCTACAAAGATAGAGGGGAGGGCAAATGCTGGTGCGGTTCTGGGCTTATTCGGTTTTACAGCAAGGGGTACAGTCAGTGTGTCGATCTGGAATCATGCGGTAGGAAGTACGACACTGATGACGGTGTAGAGATAAAGCATCAGAGATGATGAAAGGAGAATCAGGGATGAACGATAGGATAAAGGATATGGTCAAGCACATAACTGCTGCGAACAATAGGTTCTACCATGCAGCGCAGTGTGTGGCTGATGAGAAGGAGATTAAGTTGAGAGTGAGTAAATGCTTAGAGGCCTATGATGCGTTGAGCGATGCGCTTGATGCTGGCGTGATGCGTGAACCGTGGGAAAGGGGGGAGTGATATGCCAGGTATGCCAGAGAGAAGAAGGCGTAACGAGATGGCCGATAAGAAGATGGCAGATGCGTTCTTTTGGGAGGATCTGTTTACGCGGGTGAGTCATGGGTTGTCGATTCAGGAGTACGCCAAGACGAGGGACGTACCTTACAAGCGTATGATGACGCGGATTAAAGAGGATGAGGCGTTGAGCCAAGGGCTGGACGAGGCTAAGCACGCAAGGGCTTGGGGGTATTTTGAGGATGTGGATAGGGTTACTGATTTGGTAGAAGAGGGGAAGATAGACCCGAACTCTGGGAGGGTGGTGATACAGTCGAGACAGTGGCAAGCTAAGATGATGAACAGGCAAGACTTTGGTGATAGGCAACAGGTAGAGCTGAAGGTGGAAGATGTAACGCAGAAGCACCTTGATGCAGTGCGTCAGATGTCAGCGCCGGAGGTTGTCGAGGGTGAGGTGATAAGGGACGAGAACGACGGTTGAGCCGCACCGTCGCACTGGTCCACGCACCCGCGCGATTCTACCGCTATTTAACATAATCTGGCAATCAACACCGTACCTAAGAACAGGGTTGTCCGAGCAGTACAGTGCTAGGACAGTGGGTTGACGGTAACTTTGACGGTAACTTCCGACCTGGTACATCAGTAAACCTAAGTAAATCAATGACTTAGTATGCCAATGTGATCCCTGTACTCGCCACCACATCGGTCTAGGGTGCCGACCGGCTGCCTGGATGAGCCTCGATGCCCCCCCCTTCGGCCCAGCGGCGGGGGTCATGATAATGATCACCCCCTGACACACACGAACCCTCACAATCTAATTTTAAAAAATCATATTATTTCCTTGTGTTATTACTTAGATCTAAGTATACTGATTGTGAGTTCAAAATTAACCAACCGGAGAATAAGTAATGAACACATACAAAATAAGGTGGCAACGCTACTGGTTCGATGAGGGAGCCGAGGTGGTACAGGCTGAGTCCTTGGAAGAAGCCGAGAAGATGGTGAAGGATGAGATAGACACATTCGAGGCTTGGGGTCCAAAAAGACGCGCACTGGAGAATTGGCAGGATAAGCACATCACAGAAGCAGCACATACGGATTTAGATGATGCTCTTGGGTGGATTGTTGATAAGGAACCCAACTAATGGCTAGAAACACACCAGAAATCAACGCCCGCCACCAACGAGAGTTTGGGGAGAGGATGAAAGAGCAAGGACTGGTAAAGCGATGCTTTTGGGTGAAGAAGGAGAAGGTGGAAGAGATTAAGGAATACATAAAGATAGTTAACGATAAGACGTAATTGAGGGAGAGGGGTTATGGGTGCAAATACATTCAAAAATGAACACATTCAGAAGACAATGGGTGGCGGGATAAGGATCGAAGTCACAAAGGTGGCTGATGGTTTAAAGATCGAAGTGTGGAAGAATGGGAGAAATGATCCATATACGGTTGAACCCGCTTTAGCAACTATAGTTAAGTGGGCTATGGTTGGAGTAAAATAGGGAAAAGTACCGTCGCTACTATATTAAAAGAGGCAGCATGAACAAAAACCCATACATTGATTTCATAGCAAAGTACCGGAGCAATCCGGTGCTTTTCGTTAAGGACGTTCTGCAAGTTCACCCAGATGAGTGGCAAGCTGAGTTTCTAAGCCATATCGCTGGTGGTGAAAGGAAGATCAGCGTGAGGTCTGGGCATGGTACTGGCAAGTCCACCGCAGCGTCGTGGGCGATGGTCTGGTATCTGACGACGCGGTTCCCATGTAAGATCGTGGTCACTGCACCAACGTCATCTCAGTTGTTCGATGCGTTGTTTGCAGAGCTGAAGAGCTGGATCCGCAATCTCCCGCCATACGTTTCGGAGCTTTTCGAGGTGACCTCGGATAGAATTGTTTTACGCGCAGCGCCAAGTGAAGCGTTTATCTCTGCAAGGACAGCAAGAGCCGAAACCCCCGAAGCACTGGCTGGTGTGCATAGTCAGAATGTATTGTTGGTCTGTGACGAAGCATCGGGTATCGATGAGAAGGTGTTCGAGGCAGCAAGTGGCTCAATGAGCGGACACAGCGCTACGACCGTATTATTGGGGAACCCAACACGATCATCTGGTCTGTTTTACGATACCCACCATCGAGTTAAGGCAGATTGGAAGACCATGCACGTTAGTTGTTTAAAATCCCCCAGGGTATCGGATGAGTTCGTTAGGGAGATGGAAGTAAAGTACGGCGCGGAGAGCAATCAATTTAGGGTCCGTGTTCTAGGTGAGTTTCCTTTAAAAGAAGATAACACCGTCATCCCAGCCGATACGGTCCAGTCGGCACAGAAAAGGGACATCGAGAGCGATCCTGATACGGTGCCTATCTGGGGGTTAGACGTTGCTCGGTTCGGTGCTGATAGTAGTGTTCTAGCTATCAGGCACGGCAACGCCATTACTGAGTTAATATCCTGGAAAGGACTGAGCCTGATGGAGTTAACCGGTCGGGTTGTGGATAAGTTTAATAATCTGATCCCTAGGCAGCGGCCAACTGAAATACTGGTAGATTCGATTGGATTAGGCGCTGGTGTGGTAGATCGACTGCAAGAACTGGATCTGCCGGTTAGAGGGATAAACGTGGGTGAAGCAAGCTCTATGAGTGGTACTTATTTGAATTTAAGGGCAGAGCTGTGGTTCAAGCTGAAGGATTGGTTGGCAGCGAAGGACTGTAAACTACCAGTTGATAGTGCGCTGTTCTCTGAATTAGTGTCTCCACGCTACCAGTTTACATCGAGTGGTAAGATGAAGATCGAAAGTAAGGACGAGATGCGTAAACGAGGGTTACCAAGTCCGGATAAAGCAGATGCGATCTGTTTGACGTTAGCATCGGATGCTGCAACCGCTACTTTTGGCTCAAAGCACTCAGTGCAGTGGAAGAAACCATTGAAAAGAGCGGTGAAAGGAGTAGTATAGTAATTGTCTGAGGTTCCTTGAGAAGTCCATATAAGACATTACAGCCTGATCGGTGCTCGTTACACCGGTTGGGCTTTTTAATGCCTGAGATACCGTGATATAATAGATTTGTCGATGTTTGTTGAGATATTTGACACTAGCCTGACCTTTTACGCGATATGGGGTCGGGCTTTTTAATGCCATAAATAGGGCAGAAACCCCACAAACACTTAGAAATAAGGCGTAAATAGGGACAGTTCCCCACTTTCATAGTAAAAACACCACCATAAGCGTATAATGGCCCCACCAGTGGCTTATTTGTGGTGCGATCCATGTACGAAAACCCCGCCGAAGGTGGCATAGAGGAAGAGCTAGAAGTCATCGAGATCGATGATAAATCGCTCTCCGAGGAAGACCTTCAAGCTATTATCACCTCAGAGATAAGCTCCGCAGTCGACTTCATCGACAACACGATTGGCCCAGAACGCGCAAAAGCCACCAAGTATTATAAGGGTGAGCGCTTTGGTAACGAGGAAGATGGCCGTTCTCAGATCGTTTCGCATGATGTTTCGGATACGGTTGGCGCGATCATGCCCTCCTTAATGCGAATCTTCTTTTCTACCGATAAGGTGGTGGAGTTCGTACCGAAAAACGCAGATGACGTTTTACGCGCAGAACAGGCCACCGACTATATCAACCATATTTTCACCCAGACAAACCCAGGGTTCCTGACTTTACAGTCGGCTTTCAAAGATGCGCTGGTTCGTAAAGTTGGCATAATCAAATACTGGTGGGATGAAGATGTAGAAGTCACCACCGAACACTTTAGCGGCCTCAATCCAGAAGCCTTGCAGTTTTTGGCTTCTGATCCCCAAGTTGAGGTCGCTTCTTCAGAAATAGCAGTCGAGATGGATGAGATGGGTCAACCCATCGGAATGCCATCGATTGAAGCGACGGTCACTCGTAGAGTGGATAAGGGTCGGGTTAAGGTCGAAGCGGTCCCGCCCGAAGAGTTCTTAATAGATCGTGACGCTAAGACATTGGAAGACGCGACGATTGTTGCTCATCGGACAGTGCTTACCGTTAGCGACTTGGTGGCTAGAGGCTATGATGAAGAAGAGATTCTGGAACACGCTGGCGACTCTGACGTACTAAGCTGGAGCGACGAACTCGCGGCACGGCAAGAGAGTCAGAGCTATGGTCAAGCGACTCGCTCAGATGATGCCG